AAAGTTACTTATCCATTCTACATCAAGCGATGAGCGTGTGGGTGACAATCATTCCCAGAGGTCTTGCAGGCTCAATCAGGGCAATAATGTTTGGTACGGAAGCACCAATGTCACCCACGACGGTACTGAATGTTTCCGCTTGACTTGTCGTAAAAGCAATCTGATTTGTTGATTTTACATAGGTGACTATTTTTTGACCCGTAAGAGCGCGTTGAATTGCACTAATCATTGACTGCAATGTTCCCGCATTATGACCGTAATACGCAGTCTCTACCTGCCATCGCGCAAAAGCATCAACACCAGCGGGCAACTGCGACGAGGCATTTGCATCCGTTCCAAGAACATTGCTCCCGCCAAGCAAACTTGATGGACTATCAAGGGTGAAAACTTCCCAACCAACACCTTCAGTTGAAGGTTGATAGGTGACCAAAACTGGTCTACCTCGAAACTGTGCCAACCAGAAAAGAGCATTACCGTCACAAATGTTTGGATTAATGAGGGTGCTTAAAGTATCAAGTTCCGTACTGTCCTGACCGTCAGAAAAATCAAGATATTCAAATTGATAAGTCTTGTCGTAAATATCGTCAGCAACGGAGGATGCGAGTTCAATAAATCTACTTAAAACAAAAGTCGGCTCATTGGTTGAAAAACTAGCGGTATCAGACTCAAGAAAAACTTCGGGAAGTACATTCAAAACCTCAGAAGCAAAACCGTTCCTGAAAACCCTGTACGAAGGGTAGGCTGTTGGGCGAGAAATGTTAAGCGAAGCACCTGTCAGTGTGCTAAAAACCACACGAAAATGCAACGATACTGAATAGTTGCCCGTAGTAGGCAATTCGACAGGAACAGCCCTCAGTAGGTGGAACCTATTTTGGTCTAGAGCGCCAAGATTCACACTATGAACACCCTCTGCTCCAGTGATTACATCCTGCGCATTTGTGGACAACATATATTTACTTGTACCACTATTATAAGTGACCTTGGTAAGCACTGTTTTCAAATAGATTGTGCAATTTACGGTCGTCCTTACCCAAAAGAAAGATTCAACAAAATCGTTGATGTCTTGGTTTGGTGTTATTGCATACTGTGATGGAATGTCGGTTGCTGGAACCGCCCAATAATTGTATTTTACGTAGTGTTCGGAAGTTGATGGGGTTAACTTCAAGGAACCAAAATCGGCATCTTGGAAAATTACGGGGTCGGCACTTATTGTCCCATCCGAAGTCCAATAATCAGATACAGAAGAAATGAAAGCGCCGCTCTCTAGGAGTGTGCGCTCCGTTTCATCTATGTAGTTATAAATTACACCCATATTTAAGCCGTAGCCACAGTGGTACAAGAACCAATAGGGATAGCGCCTTTTTGCAGAACAGTAACATTCAAGGTGTCGTTAGACGCGAAGGGTGATGAACTAACCAATGTTGCATCCATCGCCGAAACGTATTTAACACCTGTTACGCGTGATGCAATTGTTGTCAGATACATGGAAGAAACAGATGTTGCAAAATCCCAACCAGCAACAGACAAATAAGCCTCTATCGCTTCAGATACGGCAGTACCAACATCGGAAGTTGAGTAGTTTGGTTCAACTACTACAGTTGCCGCCACATTGACATAGAATAAATTCATGTCGTGTAGATAAATGCTGAGACCAGCAACGACTTTCGACTCAATGTTTTCTTTGATAATCAGTTTTTGGGCAACAGAAATTGGGTCGCCTACCGAGTCGCACATGGAGATAGTCACAGCACCGCCAACATTTGCAGTTGCGTAGAGCATACCGTTGGCAAGAACAACAGTTCCCAATGTTGTTACAGCGGTCGTGATGTTCGCATTGGTCTTTGCGTAACGGAAGGTTGTGGTCGTTGGTACAACAGTTACTGTGTATGTTCCGTCGTAAACGTCATTAACCATTCCCGAGACTGTCACACTGTCACCAACAGAGAAACCATGAGCATAACGGGTCGTAAGTGTCACTACGTTGGATGTCAATACGGCGTTGACAATGTCGTTTTGTTTTGCTTGCGTCAAGTCAAAGACCTTAAAACGGCTTACTGTAGGATAATTAACCGCAATATAGTTCGTCAACTGCGACGCTGTTGCGATAGAGGCACTCAAAGAACCAAGAAAAGTTACAGCACGGTCAAAGTATTCAGAGTCTGTTTCCGTGTCTGTTCCAACAGTTGCAATTGAAGTCAGTGTTACAGTCAAAATAAACGGAGTACTAGAAACGACGGTCAATTCCGTACCAACCGGAATGTCTGGATATGCAGATGGGTCAGAAGCAGTGACAGCGGATGTTCCTACTGTTGAGCCTGAAGCAATAGTTAAATCAGCAATTGTTTCGTACAGGTATTGTGTAAGAACACCCTCAGCATCAAAAACATTATAAGAAAAAACAGTGCCAGCGGAAATTGTTGCACCTGTATTGACTGACAAAGTAATTTCTACTGACGCCGTGGACGGGGTTGCCTCAATTCGTGAGAAACCCATCAATTTGAGTAGACCCTCCATCAGACCATCAGGAAGCGAATTTATTGTGGTTATTAGACTTCCAGTTGCGTGGGAAAAAGCCTCTAGGAGAGCGTTTTCGATTGTCCCAACTCGTGGGTTGAATTCAGGCAATGCTGTTTGGGCGTACTGAACAGAAGCATCATAAACATCAGTAATTGTTTTATTGTTGATAGTCAGGTCAACGTATGGGGTGAAGTTTGGTGAAGCCATCTTTATGACAACCTTTCAAATCGTATTGCCAAGTTTGTTTTGCCAGTATTGTCTTTCACAGTATTTACCTCTATGACCTTTATTTCGGGGATGTGCCTTGAAACTTCCTGAACAATTCTTCCTGTTTGACGATCATCAAAAGCAGCGTCAGAAGCGCCATAAAAAGTTGAAATAGGTAAAGAATTATTTTCAATCTGTATTGCGAAACCAATTAATGTTGCGTAATACTCGTCAGTAGTTTCATCAATTGTTTCCATTTGTGAAGAAACCGAACTAAACCGTATTGGTAGGCGAATGGTATTCATATTTTCCCCACAATAACACCTTCGTCAAGTGAGTCGTTAAGGAAAACTACAAGTACTCGCGTTCCTACGGGAGGTAGCGTCAATGACCCTGAGTACGCACCAGACAGGGCTGTGGTCGTGTTGGATAGCGAAGCACCCGTAAGTACCGTAGTACCCGAAACAACCGCTGAGGTTGTGGTGAGCGTCTGCTTTGCAGGCGTAGTCACAGGGAAAGAAAACGGTTCCAAAAACTTAAAAGGACCAAGTTGTGCAGATTGGTTTAATGCAGGAATCCGAACAAAACCAGTTTTTGTAGCATCCGAAGTTGCCGTAACTACCCCAATGTGAATAGACGAAAATGAGGCATTGGTCATCTGCGACGAGTCGCTACGTTGCATGCCGTCTAGCCCGTCACCTCCTAAGGTTGCTGTCATAATATTCCTTCCTAGCCAATCACTGTTGTTTCAGCGACTTTTGCGTCAATTTTCTTTTTATCTTCGGGGTTGATTTTTTCCAAAGTTGCAAACCTTATTTTTACAGGTTCGGGCTGTCCGTACTGATACTCAACTGATGTAATCAAATATGCTGTTTTGTCAAAACCTTTGATTCCGTAAACAACGACAGTCATACCTGCCCTTATATTATACGCACTGCCTACGTTCTCTTCATGTCTGTCACCAACCCAGATATTTGCGGTACCTTCCGACTCTTTAGGGCTATCCATAGACCGTCTTAATTCGGGAACATCCGTAAGAAAAAAGTTGAGTTTATTATCATTCGGATATTTCAAAGGAATAAAATAAAGCGGACGCTTTTCCGTCTTTCCATCAGTAGTGGTAAATGTAAAGACTTGAGTTTTCTCTACACCCCAACGCCCAAGCAACCAATTTGGAGAACCATAAAAGAGTGTTGGAACCGCCCTACCGCCAGTTGCGGGTACCGCATACATCACAAAGCAGAGATATTGCAGGTCTTTTGCTGAACGAACAAGAACATCGTAAACAGATTCCCTATTTTTGTCCTGCTTGACTTTAATGGTTGTGGTTTTGATACCTTTTGGTTCTTGACCAATAAATTCTAAACCAAACCTTTT